GAGGCGGAGAAGTACCAATTATAGGTAGCCCCCCAAGCAGAGCAGGCCATTATAAAAAACGCTATGAAGGTAAGTAACAGTCTCCTCATGGCACCACCCCCATATCTGTCCCGGCCTCATAGCCCTCTATCGTTTCACCGTCCACGGTTTTAAAAATCAATGTATGCAGCGTCGCGGGGAATGGCTGAGCAGGCGCAGCTGCGAAGCTCCAAAGCACCGTCGCGGGGAATGTGATTGAGTGAGAAGCGTCCCCGGTAACTCGCAAGATTATGGTTTGATCAAGCTCGCTGGTTTCAACCAACGACCCGAACGTCAAGGAAAAATCACCAGATATAACCAGGCTATGGCTCCCAGGGCCGATTTCGATAGCGTCGCTTATTGATCCATGAGCGGTGTGAGGCACAGGGTTGGTTTCGTTGCCCGGGACGTCAATCAATCCCAAAATCGCCCCCAGCCCGAACCGCTTCACCGACCACACCCCATCCGGATCATCGATCCCTAATACCTGGTCGGTTAAGGCCGGTTCGGTTTTTAACTCATAGGCTATCGCCGGCCCCTGGGCCTCTCTGGCCATCCGGCGGTAGTCCGGGTCCGGTCCGGGGACCGTGGCGCAGCCGGCCAGGACGGCCAGCAGGATGACGGTGATCGCTGTCGCGTGTCTCTTCATGGGGTCCTCACATATTGACGTAAAAAACGTGGTTGGGATCGTCCGGACCGATCGGCCCGGCCATCACCAGCATCTGGTAGGTCTGGGGCTCGATCAGCAGCACCCGCCGGTCCTCGCGGATCACGATGTTGCAGGCGTGCACCCGCGAAAACGGCGCGAAATCCATGCGCGTGCCGTAGCAGCTGCCGATGGCCCAGGGCAGCCCATCCATTAAATAGGTGGCCCGGCGCACGGCGGCGTGCAGTTGCAGCGCGAAAAAATCGCACTCCCCCGAGACCGGCCGCCGCTCCAGCTCGCGCACGCCGCTGTCCAGCACCGCCGCCCGCAGCAGCGCGTCGCCGGGCGGGCGCCAGGATGTCGAACCCTGCCAGATCTCCCGCAGGCCGGGCCAGACTCCCCGCAGGATGGCCTCTATCTCGTCGGCGGTCAAAATCATCAGCGTCCGTACCCCGTCAGCACCAGCGAATAGGTCGGGTGGACCGCCTGGCTGGAATTCATCAGCAGGTCGAATTTCATGCCCGACACCGGAATTTTGCGCGACGCAACATTGGCGCCGTAGGCGGTGCTGGAAATGACCGGTGCCCGCAAAATGGCGATTAGATTTTGGCCGTCCTTGGCCTGGGAAGATCCGTTGGCCCGGGCATATAAAAAACTGCTGTAGCTCGACCCGGACATGCCGGATGGAGCTTCCAGGGAGGTGATGATCGACACCTCGATCCATTTCACCCCGGTCGGGACATCATCCAGCACCGACCAGATTTCCTGCGCCCCGCTACCATCAGGCCCGAAGGATCGCCAGACGTCAGGGGTCAGTTCCAGGTTGACGTCGAACATGGTGTCCGAGATGTTGGGGTTGCCGTTGGGGTTGGTCACCACCACCTGCCGCGCCTGCACCGCCTGCAGCAGCTGCGTCAGATCTTCCTCGTCCGGTACCAGGCCCGCGCCGGCGATCACGGCCAGGATCTCGTCGGTCACGGCGTTGGCCCAGGCCGCCGAGTCCAGGGACGCCGGCACGCCCAGCTCCGGGTCGCCCTGGGAAAATTTGCCGCCCACCAGGCCGATGTCGGGATCGGATGGGTAATCCATTTTTAGACCTCCTCGTAGTCGAAGTGCAGATAGGTGTGCGCCGGCCGCAGGCGCGAAATAGCGCACTCCAGGTACAGCCGCTGCTCGGCGGCCAGCCCCGGCGCGTGCACGGTCAGCGAGGTGGCCCAGCGACGGGCCTGGTATCGTCCGCCCATGCGCGCCTGGCCGTAGCGCCGGGCGGCGTAACTGGTCACGGTCACCGCGATGCCAAGCAGTCCGGCCACCGACACCAGGTAGGGTGACGCCAGGCTGCGCTTTTCGCCCCACTTGGCCGCCGCCGCCGCTTGGCGCGCGGCCAGGCCCACCGGCCGGCCCGTGCAGGGGTCCGGCAGCCCCAGCAGGCGCTCCCAGTCGTCCAGCAGCCCCTCGGCGCTGTCGGGGAACATCTCTTCCAACAGTTCGGCGGCATGGTCCTCGGCCTGGTCCAGGTGGGCGCCCTCCACGATCATGTCCGTCACGTGCGTGGCGCCCAGGGCCAGCGGGGTCAGCTGCTGCAGCACCCAGCGGTGGCGCCCCGCGCCCATCTCGTCCAGGAGGGCCTCGCCCAGATGGTCCAGGATCTCCATCTATGCCACCACCGTGACGCTGATCACGCCCGGGCGGATCACCTGGTGGTCGCCGGCCGTCACCACCGCCGCCGGCAGGGTCACGTCGGCGCCCTCCTCTCCCAGCACGATGGCGAAGGCCGCCAGGCGCGTGGGGTGCAGGTCCTGCCCCGGCGTCATCGTCTCCATGTAGGCCGTGATGTCGCCGGCCACTTCGTCCGGATCGGCGGCCCCGCCGATGGTCATGGTCACGTCCTGGGTGATCACGTAGGGCGCCATCACCCGCAGATCGTCCGCGTGCAGCTCGGCCGGGTTGCGGGCGTGGATGTAGGCGTGCACGGCGTCCAGCAGGTCCTGGTCGGGGATCTCCGACCCGGTCAGGTCCGCGTCGGCCAGCACCAGCACGTCCACCGTGCCGAAGCCGTTGCCCAGGGGCAGGCACCAGGCCGCGGCCACGCCCGCCACCTGCGTGGCCCAGCGCGCGTAGTCGCTCTGGTTGCCGCCGGCTTCCGGGGCGCGCAGGTCGGCCAGGTAGCGCCCCAACAGGGCGCTGTCGGATTCCTCAGCCTGGCGGGTGATGCCCCGCAGGTAGCAGTGGTGCTCCAGTTCGGCCGTGTCGGCGTCGTCAGCAAAAATCTGGCGCCCGATCTGTTTCTGGTGGTGGTGCAGGCCCCACTTGGCCGCCGCCAGCACCGCCGCCTTGATGAACACCAGCGACCCCACGGACGTGTCCAGCGGCGCCCGCTGCAGGCCGGTGGCCGGATCGGTCCAGCTCTGGTTGCGGTAGTCGGTCAGGATCTGGGCCAGCTCCTCCTCGAAGGTTTTGTCGTAATCCATCAGGTCACCTCGACGAACTGTTCGAAGGGCACCCGCCGCCCCGCGGCCGATTCAACCGTGCCGGATATCAGGATGCGGTCGGGCCGGCGCCGCGTGTCGCGCACGGTGGAAATCTCGATGGACACCGCCCGTCCGGTCGCAACCAGCCACTGCAGGGCCTCGCGCACGTAGATTTCGATCAGGTCCGCCGCGCCGGCCGTATTCTTGGAGGGCAGGGCGCGCAGGCCGAAATCCGGCGCCGCGAAAAACGACCCCCGGCGGATGTTGAGCGACAGCCACACATTGTTGGCCAGTTCCCCGGCCGCGTCCCAGCTCATGTCCGCGCCGCCGGCCGGCGTATTGACGATTTTAAAATCCATTACTCCCCCTGCAATTGGTTGGGCGCGCTGGTGGTGCCGCCCACCGAATCAATATGGTCGTGGCCGTCGTAAATTTCCCGGTCGGCGGCCATGCTGCGCACGCCGTCCGAAACCTGCCCCGGCGTGCCGATGTTGCCCGATCCCGCAAGGCCGGTCATGCTCAGCCCCCCGCCGAACTGGCCGTTGCCGGTAACCACCAGGTTGCCGCCGATCAGCACATCCTGGGTGCAGGCCACCAGCGGCGTTTCCAGCGTCACCTGGCTGTCGGCCACCACGTGCACCAGCGGGCAGGTGATCGTCGTGTCCACCCCCACGCTGGCCGTCAGATGGTCCGTGCCGTAAATGGCCATGATCTTGCCCCGTTTCAGGTGCACCACCTGGCCCTGGTCGTCGTACAGGGCCGCCTCGCCGTTTTCCACCGCCAGGCGGTAGCGCCGGTCGTCGCTGGCGATCTGCACCACGCGGTTGCCCTCCACCAGGGCGATTCCCTCGGCCCCGGCCAGCGGCCGCGAGGTGAACCCGTAGTGCTGCATATACTCGCGCCCGGCAAACGTCTCGCCGCTCAGTCCCCGCGCCGCCACCCGCTTGATGGCCCCCTCCACCACCGCGTCGATGATCGTGCGCACCCAGCGGACCATCAGGCCACCCCCGGCAGACCCAGGCGCACCTCGGTGAAGCGCCCGTCCTCCTTGGACAGTTCGCAGGCCCGGCTATATATAAGGTATACCCCGTCGATGCCGCGTCTTACATCCTGCACCCGGCACAGCTCGTTGACCGCCCAGTTGCGCCCGCCCTGGCTGTGGCCCCGCACGCTGTAGACCAGCTGGAAACCCTCCCGGCGCTGCATCTCCAGCAGCAGCCGCGCCTGCTCGGCCGGGCTGACCGGGTCGCTGTCCTCGGCCACCACCACATACGGTTTGTAAAAGGGCATTGCATCGTCCGTCAGCGTGGCCTGCACGTTGATTTCCTCCGGGGAGGCAAACAGGTCGTCATCCGGTTGCTGGCCCAGGACCGTAATCTTGCTCCAGCGCCGGCTGATGTCGCGCACCCGCTGGCTGCGCAGGCAGGTATTGCCCCGGCCGTCGCGGCGGTGCACGATGGCAAAGGCCGGCCGGCCGGCAGCCTTGGGCCGACCGAACACGAACGTGCCGTCCGGCAGGCCGTAGAAAATCGCCCCGCGGCTGGCCGCCGCCATCCGCAGCACCTCGAACACCGTCTGCCCCGGCGTGACGTGGGTATTTTTTTTCTCTTCTCCCAGGTTGAACAAGCTGCCACCGGCCTGCTCGCGGGTCGCCAGCGCCGTGGCCCCCGCCAGGCCGTCCTGGTAGCGCACCGCCCGGCGGTTGATGAAGGGCACCGTGGCCAGCAGCCCCTCGGCCAGCTCCCTGAGGCTGATGGAAACCAGATCCGGGAATTCTTCCACGTAGGCGTCCACCAACAGGCCCATCAGGCTGCGGCCCTCCACCGTCAGGCGCGATCCGCGTTTGTCGTCGCCGTCCACCACCCGGTCGATGATGCCCGTCAGCACCAGCTGGCCGTTGACTGAAAGCTGACAGGTCTGCCCAGGATCGACCGCTGCCGCGTCCAGGGGCGACATCTCCAGCCCGAACAGGCTGTCGGCGCAGTAAAGATCGGCCTCCACGCGGTAGCTCAGGAATTTTTCCAGGCGCCGGCCGCCAACAATCAGGGCGAGGTCATCGGACATAGACGTCGATCTCCCCCGCCGTGAAATTGGGCTTGCGGATGGCGTTGATGGCCAGGATGCGCTCGGCCCAGGCCTGGGGCAGCCCGCGCATCAGACATACCATCTGCAGCGGCATGGGGTTGGGCAGCTCGATGCGCACGATGCGCTCGCGCTCCAGCTTGACCGTGGCCACATGTTCCAGCAGCTGCCGGGCCATGGATTTAAGGGCCTGCTGGCTGCGGTCGGCGTCCACGGCCGCCTGGATTGCCCCCCGTACGTCGGCCAGGCTTTGCTCCAGCTCGCGCACCGTCATCACCGCCGCCACCGGCTCCGGAGCCGAATAGTTTCCCAGGATGTCGAAGGCCGAACCCGCGGCCTCGCGCCGCCGCTGGCCGTCTCGCGCCCCTTCGTCCTGGTGGTAGAGCGTGGCCGCTTCCAGCCCCAGGCGTTGGGCGCCGGCCACCCGCGTATGGCCGGCGAAGGCCCCCGACGCCGCCGCCAAATCGTCCAGGCTGGTGTTCAGGTTGCGCAGATAGCGCGCCGGGGCCCCCCGCAACGATGCCGACAGCAGGGCGTAGCGTTCCGCCGTGCGCGCCAGGGTCCCGATCACCCGTCCCGGAAGCTGGCTGCCGTAATCGATCATGGCGATCAGCGAATTGGCCGGGTTGGCCACGGCCGCCGCCTGGGTTTGCAAGGTGGTCACCCAGGTTTCGACCGTCTTGAGCCAGGTGCGCGCCGCCGTGGTGATGCCCGTGATCTGCTCCAGGATACCCGCTTCCGGATCCAGTTCCAGCGCCAGCACCGCGCCGGCCTCGGCCCCCAGGGCCAGCCGGGTCGTCTCGCTAAAGGAGTTTTGCAGTTCGGTCTGCCCGGTTATGTATTCCTCCTCGGCCTCGGCCTGCACCTCGCGGCTGAACACCGCCGTCTCCTGGCTGGCCAGATCCTGGATGAAACTGATGTCGGCCTCGGCCGTCTCCTGGCGGTCGTCATGGCGCACGTCCACCTGCTCCACCCGCCCCGTCACCAGACCGTAGACCGGGTGGCTCAGCTCGAACAGCTCGCGCGACTTGAGATGTTCCAGAAACGCGAAGTGCCCGCCGTAGAGCTCCTCCAGCCAGAAGGCCCGGATGCGGATCACGCGCTCTTCCTGGCCCATGTGCTCGGTCTCGGCCCCGTCGCGGTAGGGGTAGCGGTAGCAGGCGATGGCGTTGCGGAAGGAATCGTCCAGCGTCTCGCAGTCGAATTCATAGCCGTCGATTGCGGCCCGGTAGCGGCTCATCGTGAAAATCTCCCGCGCCGCAAGGTGGTGGCCAGCCGCGTATCCGCGTCGCTGGATTCAGTGGTCACCCGCCGCTGTTCGTCGATGGTCAGGTTGAGCTCGATCGGCTGGCGGGGCTGGCCCGTTTGCCAGTCGCGCTCGCCGCGCAGCACCTCGGCGATCCGCGCCTGGGCCTCGAACAGGCCCTCCAGGCTGCGCCCGATCGCAGAGAGGTCGGCGTCGAAGAACTTCATCCCCTCGTTGATGCCCAGGGCCGCCAGGCCGGCCACACCCGCGCGCCCCAGCAGGCCCAGCCAGCCGACCTTGCCGGCTTTCTGACCCAGCGACTCCGGCGCCGGCGTACCCATGCCGTAATTGGCCGGCCAGTTGGTCACAAACACCGGCTGCACCCCCGTGGCCGCCTCCACCGCTTTGCCCGTGGCGATCCCGGCCACCGTGCCGCTCAGCAGGCCCTTGATCCCCCCCGCGCCCGTCAGGGTCTTCTTGCCGTAATACAGGGCCGCCCCCCCCAGGCCCAGCGTGGCCGCCCCGCCCGTGGCCAGTGCCCCCAGGGAGATCCCCGACACGGCCTTGGCCAGGGCGTCGCTTCCCTGGGTGGCCTGGCCGATCAAGGCCACGAAGTCGTTCATGGCGCCCACCAGTGCTCCCAGGGGTTCCAGCGCCGGCTGGTACAGGCTGGCCAGGGTCGAACGCCCGGTGCCTTTCAACGAGGTCCACTGGGCGGCCAGGCCCATCATCTTGATGCGCAGTTTTTCGGACAGCGGCAGGGCCTGGGCCATGGCCGCCTCGATCTGTTCGAAACTCGCCGCCCCCTCTTCCATCAGGGCCAGGGCCACCGGCGCGCCGCGCACATCGAAAATTTTGGTCAGGATGGCCAGCTGTTCGGCCTCGCCCAGCCCTGCCAGGTTCGTCTTGAGCAGCCCCACGATGTCGGAAAGCGGCAGCAGGTCGCCGGCCGCGTCGCGGAAGACCTTGTGTTTGGCGGCACTGTTGAAAAACTGGCGCAGGCCCGTGCCGGCCATGGAGGCTTCGATGCCGCGCTGGGCCAGCATGGCCGACAGCACCAGCATCTCGTGGGTCGATTTGCCCAGCTGGCTCATGGACGGGGCCGCGTACCTGGCCGTCTCGGCGATCTCGGCCGCCCCCACCGTGGAGGCCGAGGCGGCCCGGGAGATCTCGTCCGCCAGGGACATGAACTGGTCGGCCTGCATTTTAAAAGGCGTGGCGATGCCGATCAGGTTCTTGCCCATCTGCACCGGGTCCAGCTCCTCGTAGGTTCCCAGGGCCGCCGATGCCGCTGCCGCCCCCTGCTGGCCGACCACCTGTTCGATCTTGGCCCCGCTTTTGAGCAACTGCTTTTCCAGGGCCACGATCTGGCTCTGGTCGAACGGCGTCCAGGCCTGGATGGTGAAGGCCGTGCTCTTGACCTGCTTGAGCTGCGCCTCCAGATCCTTGGCGTTGCGGGCCGCCCCGGCCAGTTCGGCCCGCGTGCCCAGCATCTCGGCCTGCAGTTCGCCCGCCGCGCCCACCGCCGGCTTGAGGCCCTTGTAAAGCTCGCGCGTGGCCACCCCCGCGATGGCCGCGTATTTGGCGCTTTTGGCCATGCGGTCGAACGACCGCTGCACCTCGGCGTTGCCCTTGGCCAGCGAGGCCATGCGCGTGCGAATGCGATCGACCCCTTTACTGAGCAGGTCGATGATGGTAAATTGGATGGCAACGGAGGAAACGCTCATGGCCCTCTTCTACTGCATCGGTGCCGGCCTGTTTTTGGCCCTCACCTTCGGTTTTTACCGCCTGGTGTCACATCTGGTGGACCGTCTGCTTTACGGGGACGCCGGCGCACCCGGTAGGTCTGCTGCCGGCCCCGTTTCGGGTCCCTGAGATCCGTCCAGGCCTCCAGCCACTGGATCGCCTCCGCCTCCGGCAGGTTCTCGGCCATCTCCCAGGGCAGCCCCAGCTTGCGCAGGGCCAGGATGCGCTGTTTGCGCAGCACCTCCGCGAAATCGCGCCATCTTTTCTTCCAGCCTCCCCTCGGCGGCCATGATCTCGGCCAGGTCCTCGTCGTACAGGTTCAGCATGAAATCCAACGTCAACGGCTCGGAATCGAGGCTTTCGATTTTCAGCCGCCGGCCTAAAAGCGCCAGCCCCATCATCTCGTCGTCTTTCTCGCAGCGCGCAGCGTCCGGCGACCGGCGCACCGCCAGGGAATCCTTGACCTTGAGCGGCCGCAGCCTGAAATCGCGGCAGACTTCATCGCCAAACATGGGAATGCCCATCGGCAGCCTCCCTTCTTCAACCGGTGGCGTCATGGCTTACTCCTCCCTGCGCTGCTGGGCGCCGAATTCGATCGTGCGCACCACTTCGTTGTCGCCGTCGATCTTCTCCTCTCCGATCTTGAGCGTGCGCACGCCGGTGAAAATCTTGCGCTTGCCGTTTTCGTACTCCACCGTCAGCACCCCGTCCCGCACCGCGTCGAAATCGAACTCGGGCGCGTCCAGGGGCACCACGTAATCCAATTTGCAGCCCGGCCGCTGGGTGACGCCGCAGTGGCCGGTCTTGTTCATCAGGTTCACCTGGCGCGCCAGCTCGCGCTCGTTCTCGGTGAAGGTTTTGAAATCTTCAATGTTCTGGCCGTCGATGGCCAGGGTGCAGCGGTTGACATACTCCATGGGGTTGCCTCCCTTTCAAATCTCAAATTTCAATTTTCAAATCACAGGATCATATCGATCACGCCGTAGATCTGGTGCAGTCCGTTGACCACGTCCGCCGGGCAGCGGAAGCGGAAGCGCGTCGGTTCATCCGGATCGCGGATCACCACCAGGCCGTCCTTGTTGGCCTCCACGTTCTCCCAGATCTCGGCTTCGTCCAGCTTCAAGGCCGTGGCGTAGATTGCGCTGCGCACGTTGCGCCGGTTGCGCTCGGTGGCCTTGGCCGTGGCAAACACCAGCCCCAGGCGCTGCAAGATCGCCTTGCGTCCGTAGTCCAGGATGGCCAGCGTGTTGAAGTCCAGCAGGGCCGGGTCGGGGATGTCGGCGGCGTTGACCGTGTAGGTCGAAATGAAGCGCAGGATCTGCACCTTCTCTCCCGGCCCCACCACCAGGGGCGTGACCCCGCTGTAGAGCAGGCTGTGGATCTCGGCGTCCGACAGGCGCTCGGCGACACCCGGGGCGTGCAGCCCCGTGACGGCCACCTCGCGCCGCGGCACGGCCGGGTCCTCGAAGGCCGGGGCGCTCTCGGCCGCGGCGCATCCGGCCGCGATCTCGTAGGCCGGCGAGCGCGTGCCCCGCAGCAGGCATACGGCCACCCGCCCGGCGTTGATGCCGTCGGCCAGGGTCACCGCGTCGGCCACCGTGCCGTCGAATCCCAGCACCCCGCGCCCGGCGCGCATGGCCATGCCGCCCGACACCAGGTCCAGGTGGTCGCGCAGTTTGCCGGCGTTGGTGGCGTCGGCCAGGTGGGTGCAGATCAGCTCGTAGGCCGATCCCGTCACCGCGTCCAGGCCGTCGTCGATGTCCGGGTCCGTGGCCCCCGGCGTCACCGTGGCCACCACCCCGGAAAGGCCCGGGGCGCTGCTCTCGTAGACGAAATCCACCTGGTTGCCCAGCGTGCCCTTGTGGCGGCAGGTGGCCGTGATCACGTGTTCGTTGGGATCGGCCCCCACCGCCGCCGTGAAGAGCAGGTCGGGGTATTTGGCGATCTCGGCGGCGAGCGCCGCCGCGGCCGCGATGGCCGTGGCGCCCGTGGCCACCGCCGCGGCGATGCGCTGGCTGCCGATATACAGGCTCTGCTCGCCCGGTCCCGTGGACGGACCGGTCAACGTCAGGGTCTTGACCGCCGCCGCCCCGGCCCCGGCATCGTCCAGCAGGCACAGGTGCAGGTTGGCGTAGGGGTTGGCCGTCAGGGCCGCCTTGACCATGGCGTGCGCCACGCTGCCCCGTCCGGCGTATCCGGCGGCTTCGTCGGCCGAGTAGACCGCCGTTGGCGTGGCCGCGGCCAGCGTGCCGGCGGCCAGTTTCTGGGCCACGAGCAACAGCTTCTGGGGATTGGCCGGCAGCCCGCGCACGGCGTTTCTGGTGTACAGCTCGATGTAGGTGCCCGGCTGGCGGTTGGATGCTTGCAGCTCGGCGAAGGTGATCGGATCGCTCATGGCTTATTTGCCTCCCTTTTTGGCGGCTGCCTCGGCGGCCGGCCTGGTTTTGTGGCTTTTCAGCAGGCTGCCCTCTTTCAGCAGTCGCCGGTAGTAGCTGTTGTCGGGCACGTCCACGGCCAGATTGTCCGTGATGATGCCGGCGAATTTTCCGCCCTCGCGGGGGCAGATGCGCCCGGCCGGTGCGATGACCGTCAGGTGTTTGGGCATGGTCTCTCTCCTTCGTTTAGAAATCGATGTTGTCCTCGGCGTCGGTCAGTTCGTCCGGCGCCGGCGTCAGGTAGTATTCGATGTCGATGCCCGTCAGATCTTCGGCGGTCTCTTCCGGCACGGCCACGATCTCGGTCACATCGGCCAGGATGATCTCCCCCACGTGGCACAGCACGTGCCCGAAGATGCGCGGTTCGATGACCGCCTCGGGCAGCTGCTCGCCCTGGCTGCCGGGCAGCTTCGTCAGGGTGAAGGAAAGCACGATCTGGTCCACCAGGGCGTTGAAGGTCTTCTCGGTGGCCGCGGCGTCTTCCAGGCCGTAGTAGCCCCGCACCAGGTAGCGGTGCACCAGCTTGTACCGGCGCATGGCGATTTTCTGCGCCCGTACCTTGCGCCGCGTGATCTCCCAGCCGAATATTTTCTTGGTGGCCGGGTCCTGGAAATGGGCCAGAAACTGCCCCGGCTGCGCCGCCCAGCGCTCGTAGTCGTGCACCCGTCCCACGGCCGCTCCCATGGCCGTCAGGCGCGCCTTGATCAAGGCCCTGAAACCGGCATCGCTCATCGGGACAGCTCCCGCGCCAGGCTCTCGCCGTAGCGCTCGAAAATGGCCCGGATCTCGGGCCAGTCCTCATCCAGGGTTTTTTCAAACATGAAGGCCCCCTCGGTGCCCTTCTTGGCGATCTTCCAGCGCACGGGGTGCTCGATCACTCGCGCCGCCTCGGCCGACACCCCCATCTTGGCCTCGATCCAGCGCAGCAGCAGCAGCGTGCCCGCCGGCGGCGGCTTCATCCCCGGCCGGCGCCCCTTCTCCACCACCAGGCCGTAGGGGCTGGGCGTGCCCACGATGCCGATCACGGTCCGGGAGGTCCGCCGCACCTCGGGCTGGATGCTGCCCAAAAGGCCGCCCTGGGCGCCCATGACCCCCTGGGGCACGCGCTCTTTGACCCGCCGCGCCGTGTACTGGGTGGCCTCGTGCATGGCCGCCGCCTGGTTGTCGCGCACGGCCCGGGCCGGCTTGTTGAAAAACGCCCCCCGGAAAATCATCTTGCTGCCGATCTTCAATCGCGCCTCCCGTGGGTCAGGCTCCATCCCCCGTCGGGCGGCGGCGCCACCGTCATGGACGCCGGGGCCCCGCCCTCATCGTCTATGCCCATGTGGTCCAGGTAAAGCTGCCGCAAACGTTTGGCCCGGGCGGCCCACTCGGCGCTCTTGGTGCGGTAGTTGACCACGTCGGCCGCGATCGTGGGATCGTTGGCCGAGGCGAACAGGTTGGCCAGGGTCTCGCAGCAGATCGCCGCCCCTAGGCAGGCCACCGCGTCCGTGTCGCCGGTGATGATGTCTTCCTCCGTGCGCGGCGCCGTGAACGCCAGGCGCACGCTCTCGTCGGCCGCCGGGGTTTCGTCCAACAACCGCAGCACCCGCCCCGTAGGCGCCTGGTAGAGGCGGTAGCGCTGGGCCGACAGGATCACTTCCGGCACCTCGCCCGCCGGGTACTCCACCCGCAGCAGGCGCGAGAATTCCGCCACCCACGTTTCCGGCAGGGCCACGTCGTGGCTGCCGTCGCCGGGCGCGTCCACCACCAGCTCCTTGGGCCGGTGGGCCGAGTACAGCAGCAGCGCCGCTTCCAGGGCCGGCAAAAAATCGTCCACGAACGTCAGCCGCCCCGACTCGTCCTTGACCTTGGCTTCCAGCAGTTCGATCAGCGCCATTTTTGCTCCCTTGTCGAAGGCGGGGGTGGTCGCAATCGGCCACCCCCGAAACATCAACCCTTAGTCGGCCTTGCTCCAGGCGTCGATACGCACATACTCATTGGTGATCAGGTCGGCCCCGTCGGCCAAAACGATCTGAACCTTGACCGGGATGGTGCCCGCCGCCGCCGTGTTGGTGGTGTCGGTGGCGTAGTCCGTGATCACCTCGGCCCCGCCCTCGGCCCGCAGCACCCCGATGATGCGCTGGGTTGCCGCCGCCGTGGCGATGATCGTGAATTCGGCCGTCCAGTCGCCCGCCGCCCCGTCGGCCGTGGTCAGCGTCATCACCGCCCCGTCCTCGAAATACAGCGCAACGGAGATGGTATCGTTGGCCCCGGTGACCACGCCCCCCAGGGTGTACTTGAGCGTTTTTCCTTCCGTAAACCAGCCGTCGGCCAGGGTGATGGCCGATCCGGTCACGTCCGCCGCCGCCGCGTCGCCGTTGGACGTCTGGGTATAGCCCTGGGCCACCACCACCGGCACCGACCCTGAGTAATCAATCAGCGTGATCGTGTTGTCTGCCGTGGGGTCCTCGGGCGCGATCGTGATCTCGAAGTCGTTGGCCGTGGCCCCTTCCAAAATGATCGGCGTCGCCCCCGTCAGCACCCCCAGGACCGTCAGGGCCGAGGTATCCAGGTACTCCTGGAACGATAGCAGGTACTCGGTGGTCGAGATGGCAAAGCCGATTTTCTGGGAGTAGGTCGGCGGGGTCTGGGTGACCAGCCCCGGCGTCTCGGAAAGGTAGCCGTTGGCCCCCTCGGAAAGGGTGCTCCAGCCGCGCACGATGCCGTGGGTGATCACCTCCACGTCGTCGCCGATGGCCCGGGCCCCCAGGCCCACCACCCCCACCGCCGGCCGCAACGTAGCCACGTTGGCGTCGGCCTTGTAGACCAGGCCGTCGGCGTCCTTGATGCACACGATGTCGCCCGTGGTTAGCACCTCGCCCGCCGTTCCGCCGAAGCCGAAGAGCTTGTTTTTAAGGCTGTAGGCCTGTACCGGCGCCGCGGCGGCCGTCAGCAAAAAAAGCAGCGTCAGGGCCGCGGTGATGGCAAATCGGAATCGTTTCATGATGCTTTCTCCTTTGGTTTTTTAACGGGGCCGGCGGTTGCGCACCCGCCGGCCCCTTCTCGGGGTTGTCTATCTCAAATTTTCAAATTTCAAATATCAAATCCGCTAGTCGGCCACCACCGCCTTGTAGGCCCCGCGGTAGTCGGCCACGGCGCACTCGTACTCGTGGCGGATCTTGTACTGGATGCGGTCGGCCACGAACATCTGGCCGGCGGTGGGCTGGTCGGCCACGAACATTTCCGGTTCCTGCTGGCCGTTCAAGAAGGCCAGCTCCAGGATCTCGCACTCGGCCGGATCGGCGAACATCATCCAGTCCGAGACATCGGTCATGAAGGGGCTCTCCACCATGCCCTCGGGCTTGAAAAAGCCGTACATGACGTTACCCTCGGCCACATCGTCGCTGGTGGGCATGAACGAATTGACGTTGTGTACGATGCCGTAAAGCTCGGACGGGAAAGCCACCGTCACCGGCCGCAGCATCAGACGCTCGCCGCTGTCGGGCTCGGCCTGCTGGGCCATGGCCGTTTTTGCTGCCAGGGCCGTGGCGATGGCATAGGCCGTGGCCCCCAGGTTGCCGTGGTCGCCGTGGAAGATGGCCACGCCGTCGCCGTCGTAGTCGGCGTTGGAAATGAACGGGGTCCAGCAGCGCTTGGCCAGGGTGCGCCGCGCCGCCCGCGGCAGGCGCGAAATGATCTTCTGCACCGCGCGCATGTCGTCATTGATGATCATCTTGCGCGTGATGGTGATCAGCCCTCCCTTCTGGTTCAGGGCGTACTCGATCCGCTCGTCCGACAGCTCGGCCAGGTCGGGGTAGTTGTCGACCTCGGTGGCCACGTCCGGCAGGTCTCCGTAGTAGCCGATGCGCACGCTCTCCATGGTGCGGAAATCGCGCGCGTTGCGGATGTTGGGACCCACCAGGCGCGACACCCCGTAGTCCGGAATCTCGCGGTAGTCGGCGCACATCCGCCGGTAGAGCGTGTTGCCCAGCACATAGGCGAAGGTCGCCGTGCCGTAGGCCGCCTGCAGCCGCTGGCTCTGGCCCGGATCCAGGTAGCCGCGCACCTCCGTGTCGCCCGTGATCTCGGTGTAGGCCGCCCGCAGGCTGGTGAACGGCAGTACGTCCTTGAACGCATCCGCCACCGGCACGGCAAACAGCCGGTCGACGGCCGCCTGCAACTTCTCGGAGCTGTCGCGCCCCATGCGCACCCCACCGGCGTTGCTCACCTGGCCCGACCCGGTCAGGGCGTCGATGAACTCCTTTTCCTCCTTGATGGCCGCCGTGAGCTGCTCGGCTGCCACCACCTGGCCGGCAAAGCGCTTGCGCAGTTTGGCCCGGGCCACTTCGGGCAGCTTGCTGGCCGAAAGTTCGCGGTCCAGCAACAGGCCGGCGGCCAGCAGCTGGACCTCCTTCATGGCCGCGCCGTCATCCACCACAAGCACGCCCTTGAGGCCGGCCACGATGCCCGCCACCAGCTTTTCATGGTCGCCGGCAACCCCGGCCTCTGTCACCGCGACCGACGCCAGCATGGCGATCAGCTCGTCCTCGGTCACGGTCGCTTGGTCGATCTTGGCGAATTCGTCCGGCCGGGCTTTTTCCAGCGCGGCCAACAATTTGTTCTTCATCTCGCTCTCCTCTTGTTGGGCCGCGGCGGCCGCGGCCATGCGTAAAAATCTGCCGTTGTTGGTGGGGTCGTAGACCACGTCCACTTCAACGGCGGTGATCGAAACCGGTTCCTTGACTTTTCTGCCGGCCACGGTTTTGGTGACCGCCCTGGCCGTCACGTCGTGCGACAGGCCGTAGAGGGTGGGGTTGCCGCGCGCGTGGCTGTCCACCAGGTTGTCGCGCAGCCACCGGGCGCCCTTGAGGATGTAAAAATCGGCCTCTATGCCCGTGCCCGTGTCCACGGGGTTTTTCAACCAGCCCACCAGCTCGCGCGCCGATTTGCCGAAGGGCTTGTGTGCAGCCTGGTGCTGGCTCTCTTCCAGGCAGAAGACCTTGGCCCCGTCATACAGGGCCAGCGCCGCCACCAGCGGTTCCTTGGGCCAGTTGATCCGCCCGTCCTTGCCCAGGCCGTACTCCACCACCTGCACCCGCCACTGGTAGCCGTAGTCCGCGTCGGCCGGATCGCCGGCCGCGGCCAGGATGCGCGAGGCCGCCTGCAGTGGAATATGCTCGATCGTCATCGCTGCCTCCCGTCCTACCGTTTCACGCGATATTTGCGCCCGTCGCGGGACACGATCACCACCTCGTTGCCCGTGATTTTCCAGCCCAGCACCTCGGCCTCGCTCAGCGGCCGTTCCACCGCCACGCGCCGGATCTCGTCCTGGCCATCCTTGCCCCGGGCCTTCTTTTTTTCGCTGGTGCGGTAAACCAGCCCCTTGAGCCATTTCGATTCGAATTTCACCGCCGATTCCTTGCCGTCGTTCTCGATCGTTTTCTCGGCCATCCTGCAATCTCCTTTTTGGGTGTCTGCGGCCGGGCCGCAATTTCGTCCGTAAACATGTTACGGGGCCGCCTGCCGGGCGTAGCCGCCCTTGCGGCTGTCTGCGTTCGCGCGCTGGCGTTTTAGGCCCCTTAAATCGCCTCTCGCTGGCCCGCGGCCATTTTGGCCGTCTCTTTGGCCCAGGCCGGGTGCCAGGGCACCATTTCGCAGCCGCAGTGGATCACTTCCCCCACCGCCGCGGACGGCGCGCGCGGGTACTCGATGCTCAGGCTGCCCCATTCGAAATTCTGGTCCATCGGCCGCCGCTGGCCGTGCAGTCCCACGTGGGACACCCGCGGCACCTTGGGATGCCCGGCGTGCCACCACTCCTTCATCATCTCGGGCACGCTCTTCCCCGCCTGCTGCAGGCCCTCGTGAGTGGCCGAGGAGTAGGCCCGGCCCATCTCCAGTTTGGTGATGGTCTCGGCCCGTTTTTCCAGCTGGCCGAAAGTGCCCGGCGCGCCGGCCCCGGCCAGGTCGCCGGCGATGGCCTGGATCACCTGGTGGGGCGTCTTCTGCCCCAGGATCCCCAGGGAAAGCTCCCCGCGCACCTTGTTGAAGGCGTCCCCGGAAAGGCCTTTGATCTTGTGGGTGCTGTACTCCTTGAGCGAGGCCAACAGCGGTCCCGGGATGTGCCCGAAGGCCACGAACAGCCCCCCCTGGCGCATGGCCGCCGGCACCAGGTCGGCCCCGGCCTCCCAGGCCGCGTCCAGCAGCTGGTTCATCTCGCGCCCGGCCGCCGCGTCGAAGGCCGATAGATAACGTTCCACGCTGGAAAGGTTGGCCCGCAGCATCTGGGCCGTATAGCTCTCGCCCCGCAGTCCGGACAGATCCGCCACGATCTGGCGCCGCACCTCGGCCATCAGCCCCCCCACGGCCTGCCGGCCGGAGAGCACCTTGGCGTCCTTGGCCTTGAGCAGGTTTTTAATCGTGGTGGTTACACTGGACATCTGTTTTTTCTCATTTTTTTTGGGTGCGTAGTTCCTTGTCGCTACGGACCCTACAGCCCCAGAGCCGATTTTTGATCACGACCCCAGGACCTGCACTCTTCCACGTAATCGTTCCACGCTGCGGTCTCGGGCGAGGGCGCGATCCGAAGCATCTGAATCTCATCATCTACGCTGTAGCGCACCCTGATCCTTGCGACCACCTGTTCGTTGATCGCGGAACATTGCGGGCTGCTCGCTTTGATCGCCTCAATGATTTTTTTGGGTAATCCGCCCTGTTCGCGGCGTCGATTTCGGTCAATTTGCCCTTGCTGTCTTCTTCGACCAGAGTAGCGGCGTCGTTTTCTTTTGCCGGAATCGAATGATATTTTTTGTCGTCGATGTCACAGAGTTTTTCTGCGTCAACCGGCAAGACCGATATTTCTTTTTCAGTTGTTGTTGGCATTTTTAGACTCCCTTAAAATTTTAATCATATATGGGAAAGAATTGGTTCTACGCGCGATCAATGGAATAGAAAAACTTGCGGATATCCAACTTGAGCGTATAGGCATCGCTCGGATATGATCGCAAAGCCTGCTGGGTATAGTCGCTGGCTCTGTGGGTGCCATATCCAATCCTGCAAGCAAAAGACGTGTTAATGAAAGTGCCGTTAAAGATCTGGTAAACAACACGATAAATGGCATGCTGCACAACAATATCGTAAAAGGCCGGCGCGTAAATTACGCGGGTTTTCGGCTCGTAAACCGTAAACTTAAAATAGGGTTTGGGCGCGTACACGCCACAATGGATCCTGGCGTGAAGGTCATTTAAATTGGCTCCCAAGTTCTTTTCAAAATTAAAACAGGCGGCCTTCTTGCGCTTCCCGCGCCGAGCATCGAGATAGGCCCCGTACAAATTTTCCTCGCTAAAAACAGAATCAAAAAGATTGCCGGCGCGTTTCATAATAGTTAAAGCCTCCCGGTTTTCGACTTGACGCCTACCAAAAAGAAGGCTTGGTTTGATTTCGCCTATGGCGGGACATCGCATCCCTGTGGCCCCACTATCCTCCTTCGAGGTTTGAGGAAAAAGCCGTAGTCCGCGCGAAAACCCACATTGTTGTTCGAGTTCGTCCGGGAGTTGTTCCAATTGGCGGCCCAAACCCCGGCATTCGAACTGTTGTTCCAATTCGCGCCCGATAGCAGACATATTAGTGCGGTGCCCCATTACCACTGATTTTGATCCTTGATCTTCTTAATCCAGCCACCGATCATCTTGCCCAGTTCGTCCACCATCGCGCTGATGGCGACAAGCCGCTTTTCTTCTATGGTTGAGTTGGGCTCACCGGACTCCTTGCCGGCTGTATAATTGAAATAGCCCAGCTCGTAGGCCAAATGAATCTGCATGCGCAATTTCTCATGCGCGACATCCAGCTGGGTCAGGGAGGTCTTTTTAAAATAGCGCTTTTGCCCCTCGGTGATGAGATCGTAGATTTCATAGGCCGTATTCCTTATCCGGTTCGATAGTGCGAATTTCTCGTGGCGCGGAAAGTGGTTGAGATAGATATTCAACAATTTAGCCATTTCCATAAACTTCCGGTTGAGTCCTGCCTCTGAATGTATCCCCATCGTCATCCCGCCGGCGCTATCGCGCCTCTAATCAGGGTAACAAGCCGCGCGAAAACCCACAGCGTTGTCCGAGTACGCCCGGGAGCCGTACCAATGGGCGGCCCAAACCCCGGCAGTCGAACCGCTGTTCCAATGCGCGCCCGATCGCAGACATAGATCGTTGCGAATGTACTGGTAGTAATGGTCCTGGCCAAAAGGTGTGGTGCCGGATGTGCCGATACCTGTAAGTGCAGGAAAACCCAACCCTGCGGCCACCCATCCGGCACCCGAGGTCGCCCCGGATAGCACCTGCCCCGAATTGCCAAAACGCTGGGCAAAACCGTTATTCGGGTAAGTTGTCGCGAAAACCGGAACGAATGTGTCCATCATTGCAGCAACGCCAGTCGCGCCCCAGTGGTCTGTGACTGAAGCGGATCCCGACGTAAACGATCGCATTCTGGTGGCCTCTTTGGCCGCATAGAAGGTGCCGATCGTAAACGTGCCCGGATCGGCGCCTGCGTCATAGGCGGCATAACCGGTGGTATCCGGTGCGCTTGTCAGAGTGAAAGTGTCTGCGGTCGGCACCGTGGCGACAGACCATATTTTATCTATAAAATTAACCCAGTCGGCCTGGGTAATTGCGTCAATCTGCACGTAGCTGCCAGCGGATAGTCCGTGCCCAGTAAGAGTAAAAACTGGAGTTGCGGAACTGGTAATTCCCTCGATGGCTGGGGATGTGGCCACGGCCGTCATGCCAATCGAGACCTCGTGCATTAGACCGTTCAGGTCGGTCACGCCTGATGCCTGGCCGTTATGGGTGGTTTTGGCAAATGGGATGCCGCTGCCTGTTTTAGCGCTATTGCTGTATCCATCGGTGGTAAATGTCACCGCTGTGTCGTTGGCGTCAGCGAGCGCGTTATTGTTGCACCCCTTCGGAAAATTGGATGTGCTGTTGTACCAAGCGTTCCAGGGCGTGGCGGCCGCCGATGCCTGAGCGTGGGCCAGGGAAAGCATGGCCAGGGCCGCACGCTGAAACCTCGATACCACAAAAAATATTGAATCGGCATTTACTGCGCCATCCACACCGTCACGGGCGTGAGCAGCATTGATAGTGCTGGCATAATTGTTGGCGCTGACGGCCGTCAGATCGGCAATGGGATTATGATCGGCATGGGCCGATATTGGGTTGCCGTTGGCGATGCTGCTGGCCACGAACCCGGTGCCAAGAGCGTTTTTTGAGCATTTATATTTGTCGATGAAAAAGCCAGCCTGCTCCAATCCTCCATCAATAAATGCTCTGTGCAGGGCGTAGCCCGCCGAATTGGCCGCAGCCGTCGAAGCAAAATAGGATGACCCACGGATCTCCGCAGTGTCCTTTGGCAGCACGGTCCCGTCGTGGATTTTGTAGTAAAACTTGGGTATCCACACCATGATGCTGCCATCGGCATACTGATAATTGCCATAGTTCGGACTGCGGATGTCGGACGCTCCGGCCAGGGCTGTGAAACCGCTGGGCAGGGTACCCAGATACGCGCCCACCCCAAACCCCAGCTCGCCGGGTGTGCCGATCTCGGCGACTTCAAAAGAGGCCGCACCCCTTATAACTGCGGACCCTGCTTTGATTTGCCCCTCTATCTCCAGCCCGTCGTTGCCGTCCGAGGCCACCCCCGGCAGGTTCAGCCTGCCGTTTTCGGTGCCCATCCGCATCTCGGCGGCGGCGATCGGCGCCAGCGCCAGCACGATCGCCAGCGCCAGGAAGAGGATCCCGCTATGTCTGCTGTTCGTCGTTTGCATGGCTGCTCCGCTATTTTACAGGCTCGATGGTTTCCAGCACCTCGCAGGTGCCGGCGGCGGAAAACTGGATCACCAACCGGCCGGCCCGCCCCTTAAGGTCGTGCTGGTAAAAATCCCCCTCGCGCAGGATGGCCACGGCCGGGGTGTTGAAGGTCGAATCGTAGTAGATACTGGCCGTGCCGCCGGTCACTTTCCAGATGAACACGTGCGCGGCGGCCGCCGGCGACAGCGTCACCGTCTGGTCGTCTCCGGCTCCGGAGGAGGTTACCGCGTGCCGGGCCACCAGCGGATTGTAGTAGGGCGTCTCGGCCGTCTTGATCATGCCGGCATTGCCGGGCACGTAGACCGTGGCGATGCTCTGTCCCGGCCGCACGTTCTGGGGCTGCCCGTTGCTGTTGGTCACGACGATGTTGCCCGTGGTGTCGTTGCGATAGGTTCCGGCTGCCGCCGGTACGGCTGCGATCAGAGCCGCCAGCAGCGCCGCGGCCATGTAAATCCTCAATCTAATCCTCATCCCGCGCTCCTTTTTTCTCCCCGGCCGGTTCCGCCGCAGGTTTTTTTTTGTAATCCGCATACTCCGGCGCGATCTCATCCTCCGCCGGATCGTACTCGTAGCCGATGAAGCCCAGGAAATAGGCGAAGGCCTTGGCGGCCTCGTCGTGTCCGATCCAGCCCTGGGTCTCGGCCACCGTCAGCGAGCTGGCCACCTGGGTCAGCATGCTGGACAGTTTGCCCACGTCCTTATCGCTGATATCGGGTGTCTGCACCTCGTAGGCGTAGAGTTCGTCCTCGGGCACGCCGGTCAGGTAGTGCGCCGCCACCGCGCTGTCGATGACGAAGTCGATCATCAGCTCCAGCATGTTCTTGACCCGCTCCTGGCGGGATGAAATCAGTTTGCGCGCCGGGGCGTCCATCTCGGCCGCCGTGGCCCGGTTGACATCCCCGCCGCCGCCGAACCAGTGCTCGGGCAGCCCCTTGGATCCCAGGATATGGTTGCGGTGCAGCCGCGCCGCCGCCGCGTTGTCCTCGCTCTTGAGGTCCGGGGATACCGCCTCCGAGGTGACTTTTTCGTTGTGGATGAAGGCCCCTCCGTTGCGCGGCGGCTCGTATTTGGCGCGCTCCTCCTCCAGTTTTTTAGCGTCGGCCCCGTTCACCGTCACGTCGTAGTAAAACGAATTGAAGCGGGCGTATTTTTCGCCCGCGTCGTAGAGGAACTGCTCGTAGTTGTCCAGGTGGTCGGCGATCTCGAACAGGTCCGAGGTGCCGCGCATCTCGTTGGTCAGGGCGTTGATGGTGTGGAAGAAACACAGCCCGTCGCCGAAACTGTCCCGCAGTTCCCGGCCGGCCTCCGACAGGAAGGCCTCGTTTTCCTCGTCCAGCACGATCGCCAACCGGCGCGGCGGCTCGGCGTTGCTGCCGCCCACCGTCACCCCGAGCTTGAGCTTGACGTTGTGGGGGTCGCAGTAGACCGTGTCGATCAAGGCCGGATCGATGTAGCCCAGGCGCACCCGGCCGGTCTGCTGGGCCACGAACGCCGGCCACAGCTGCTCGCCGTAGATCCCCAGCTCGCGCACGAAATTCTCCCAGTGCAGATCCAGCCGGTTGACCGGGTCCTGCCAGAAATCCGTGACCACCTGCTGCACGTCCTCGTTGACGCAGGTCACCGGCAGCCCCTTGGCCGTAACGAAAGCGGTCACCACTTCTATGATCCATTTGGCCAGGGGGTTGGTCTTCCACAGCCAGTAGGCCACCTCGATCGCCCGGCCCCGGTCCATCATGGGCAGTTCGCGCGTGGGCGCTCCGGTCAGCCGCCGCCAGCCGATCTGGTCCAGCTGCAATCCCACCGCCGCCGGCAGCCGATCGGCCACCTGGCGTTCGATTTCCGGACCCAAAAACTTTTTCACGATCGCCGCCCGCAGTCCCATCTACGCCGCCCTCCTCGAAATCCGATCCAGTAAACGCCCCATCAATCGCCCGCCGCGCGGAGCATGGTAATCGTCGGCCTGCTCGCCCTCCTTGGGCGGGGCCACGGCCGCGCCGTGCAGGCCCTCCTCGCACAGTGCCAGCAGCATCTCCAGGCCGTCCGGGCCGTCGTCGTGGCCGCCGCGCCCCTTGGGCCGGTAGTAGATCAACTGGCGCTTGAGTTCGCGGTGCTCGGCCTTGAAGCGGATCCAGCCGTTCTTGATCCACGGCTGCAGGCGGATGATGCGCAGGTCCTTGTCGGTGTTGGGCACGTGCTCGTCGATGTTGAGCGTCAGGTCCTCGTCGTGGGCCTTGGTCTCCAGCGTGCGCGAGAAAAACTCCTGGAACTGCACCGTCTCCATGCGCAGTTTGTCGAACGGATCGCGCCCATGGTACATCAGGATATCGGCCATGATGCGGTCCGGCTGGCGTTTGTCGATGTCGGCGATGTCCAGGTACAAGACCTTGTCTTTCATCCGTCCGCCCAGGATGGCCGAGGGGTCGTTGCGCTTGTTGCGTTTGCCCAGGGACGGATCGCAGGCCCCGGCATGCGCCACGCCGGACAGATCGACATCCTCCCAGTCCACGAACCACTCTTCCTGGAAAACCTGATCCTCGGGATTGAGCGGCTCGTTCTGCTTTTCGCTGTCGAAGTAGGCCGGCCCGTCGGTCACCCGCATCTTCATCAGGTAGTAGTAGTCCTCTTCCTCCGGCCACAGCACCTGCGCGCCGCGCAGCATCTCATCCCGGTGACCCTCGAAGTAATCGTCCGCCGCCCGTTCGGCCGCCTCCTTGCCGATCGAGATGTCGGCGAAGATCCGCTCCCAGGCATCCCACAGCACGCGGTTGTCGGCCCAACGCATGACCGCCTTGAATTTCTGCCCTTTCCAGCCCGGCTTTTCGAGCAGCTTCTGCAGCAGGGATTCGGCGTGCAGGATGGTGCCGATCACGATGAAGACCGTGGCCTTGTTGCCGATTTTCATCAGGGCCTTGAAGAACCACGCCTCCAGCTTCTTGCGCTGATCGGGCGATTCCACCGACTCGTCGTTCTCCAGGTCATCGCCCACCACCAGGTCCGGGCGTTTGCTGCCGTGGCGGAAACCGCGCAGTTTCTGGCCCGCTCCGGCCGCGTGGACCTTGATGCCGTTGCGGGTGATGATCCAGTCCGCGCGCCATACCGGCCCCTGGCCCACCATGTCGGGAAAATCCTGGGCCAGGCGCTCGTTGGTCTCCAGTTCGGCCTTGATGAAGGATAAAAAGCTTTGCGCCTGGGGACCGGTTTCGGAGACGATCATCGGATAGCGCCGTTTTTTATAGGCGATGCACCACAGGATCAGCGCGAAGGTCGTCCAGGTGGATTTGGCGTTGCCGCGCGGCGCCGCGTCGGCCTCCTTGTCCCCCTCTCCGGTCTGGTTGGAATGCTCGATCATGGCCGGGTAGCGCTCGGCGAAATACCGGTGCAGGGCCGATGAGGGCCGCGTGAAATAGTGCGGGAAGTAGGTGCGGTTGAAAAAATCCAGCTCTTTCTCGGACCGCGCCTTGCGCTTTTTCTGCGCCGGCACCGACGCCGGAAAGGGCCGCGCCGCCGACTGGATCATCTGGCGGATGGCTTCCACTTCGCGGTCGAACATCTTCTGTTTGGCGGTCGTGACCATCAGATCCCGTATTTCTCCTGCCCCCAGGCGATGATGTCGTCGAAGTTGGCCTCGATGGCGCTGACCAGGTCCGGATCCTGCCGGCCGCCGAAGGCGATCAGGTCGCGCACGAAGTCCAGAAACAGCGCCGAGCGCTGCGCGCCGTCCTTCAACGCCGCCGTGGCCTCCATCTGCTCCCAGCGCTGCACCAGCGTGCCCAGTTTGGTGATGGCGTCCAGGCTGACGTTGTTCAGGCTGCCGGCCGCCGATTCCTCCAGGTTGCGCAGCTCGCGCTCGAACAGCGCCCGCAGCCGCTGCACGTTGGAGCGTTTGACCTGGCGCGCCAGGTCCCAGGCGTCGGCATCCTCCGAGGGTTTCCGCGTATCCGCCTTCCACGCGGAAAGCGTCTGCCGGCTCACCCCCAGGGCCGCCTCGATGGCCGTCAGGCTCTGGCCCTCGACGTACATGCGCATGGCGATGTCGTACAATTTAGCCTTGTCGCCCTTCTCGGCCATCTATCGCAGCTCCCGTTGCAACCGGTCGATCTCCGAACGCAGGGCCTGCAACTCGCCCCAGGCGCCCACCAGCTCGTCCATCTGCCCCGCGATCATGGGGATCTCCAGATCATCCACCGCCGTCAGGGCCGTGTTGAGCCCCTGGCGGATCGCCCGGCAGGTGCCTTCGATCCGCAGCCGCAGGCGCGCGGCCCGCTGGGTTTTTTCGGCCAGGAAGCCGCGCATGGCGGCGCGCTCCAAGTTCATACCCCGGTTCCTTTTCTGACGATCGGGCAAAACATGTTGTTTTTGGCGGCCTCCACCAGGTGGGTCTGGGCCTGGGTGTTGAGGCTGATCACGGAGAGCGTCTCGCTGTAGAGCCGCTCCAGGCGCGAGCAGGAACTCTCATAGTCTTTGACCAGGTGCACGTTGGACTCGTACAGTTTTTTGATCTGGGCCACGTCGTCGCGGTACTGGCTCAGCACCAGCGCGATGGCCCGTTCGCGCTCGGCGATCTCCACCCGCCGCAAATCCTCCTTGCGGGCGTCCCTCTTGTTGTCGAAATGCCAGATGATGAACACCAGCCCCGGCAGTCCCAGGATCTGGATGATGATCGTGGCCAACGGCAGCGAGATAGCTTCCAATTAGATCCCCCGTTCAAACTTGGTTTGACAATCCACGCAGCGCGTGCAGGCCATCCCCAGCCGCGTCATTACCATCCGCCGCTCCTCCGGGATCTCCTCGCCGCAATCCTCGCACTCGCCGTCATGCCCGGCACACTCGTCACCACCCGGATCCGGCCAGCGCCGCCGCTCGCGGTCCAGCAGGGCCGCCCGCAGGTATTGTGCGGACGCCCGTGCGCCGCGATCGCATTCGTCCACACCCGGTCATCCCTTCTGCTCGGCCACGGATCGCTCGATGCGAGAGGCCACGAATTCTTGCAGGTCGGCCACGCCCCGGGCGGCGATCTCCAGCACCCCCGGCGCCATGCGGTCGTAGACCATCGCCAGGGCCTGGCTGGCGATCAGGCGCGCCTGGTCTTTATCGAGCCGCCCGTCGGCCGCGGCCAGCTTGATATCGTCCACCACCGTTTGGTTGACTTCGGCCACCACCGTTTCGGTCATGTGGCAGATGCGCGCGATCGCGTTATTGACCGCCTCGTTCTCGGTCCTCGATCGCACGTAGCGCGCCGCCTCGGCCAGCGCCCAGGACACCAGGGCCAGCAAAAGGGTTCCGGCTGCCGGGGCCAGGATCTCGATCATCTGCGCCATCATGTCAGGCATGGTTTCTCCTGTTTACGGGCTGGCCGGGATGGGGCCCCACATAGCGCCCCTCCGTCCCGGCCTCCCTTGGGGTTATCGTATAAAGGTATCCTTGTCCGGGAATATATCCTTGTCCGGCACGCTGGCCACGCCCAGGCTGACGTTGATCTGGCGCCGCTGGCCGCTGCGCAGGGCCACGTAGGAGGCGATATTTTCGGGCGTGATCGTGATGCCGTGATCGGCGCGCACGCGCTCGATGATGTCGTAAATCATGTTCAAGCCCGCCGCGATCGGCACGAACGGAAAGTCCTTGAAATCCATCACTCACCGCCTTTCTGCCTGGATTCCAAGGCCTGGGCCAGGCTTAGCGACACCTCGCGCAGGTAGGCCCGGAAACGGTCCTTGTCCCCGATGGGCACGTCGCCGAACAGCAGCCAATCATCCAGAATGGCGTTGGCCTTGCGGAAATACCCGATGATCTCGGCATCCAACTCCGGGTCGCTCGCCGCCAGGATCGCCTGATACGGCGAATACAACTCCGCCGCAGCAATATAGGCGTCCTGGGCGTCGGCAAAGGTCCCCAGGGCGATTGTTCCCGGATCGTCGGTCTGGCGCATGAGCTGCTGGGTGGCGCTCTGGTGGGGAGCGCAGCCGTAACATGCCAGGAGCATGACCAGGACGCTCCCGAAAATGGACAGTGTTGCCTTATACCCTTTGAGAAAATCCACCTTGATCCCCTTTTTGCCAGTTGTAGATGCCCGCCGCGATCGCGGCGGCCAGTTGGTGGTGGGTGTTCGGCTGGACCAGCCAGGCCCGCTCCTCCGGGTTGCTGAGAAAACCCATCTCGATCAGCACCGCCGGGCATCGGGTTTTTACCAGCACGTAAAAGTTGGCCTCTTTGTCCGGGTCGCCGTCGGCATAATCCACCCGCATGATGCGGCCCGGAAACGCCCGCGCCAGGGACGTGTGGATGGCGCTGGCCGCCGCGTCCGCGGCCGTCTCGCCCGGCGAGGTCCATACCTCGATCCCGGCCGCAGCGCTGTTGTCGGCCGCGTTGCAGTGCAGGGATATATAGATGGCGGGTTCAATCAGCCGTTCATAATTCACCCGGGCCGTCAGGCGCAGAGTCACGTCCAGATGCCTGATCAGGACGCCCCGGATATCACGCAGGGCCAGGCGCGCAACCAGTTCGCGCGCCACGGACAGGTTGATATCCGCCTCGCGCACATCTCCCGCCACGGCGCCCGGGTCGCGTCCGCCGTGACCCGGATCGATCAAGACCAGTATTTGGTTTGCGCGCCCCATGACTGCTGTCTCCCGCTCCCGATGTACGTTCAGGGTTCCGCGGCGTTTGCGGCCGTGGAACCCTTGGATGCTGCATCATTAGGCCGTTGTTTGGGTAGCGTCTATGAAAGTAATTGAGAAAAACACTTGTGGGGAATAGGGGATGGGAAAGGGCAGGGTCAGAAAAGCGCCAGCTGTTTTTGTTTTTCGGCCGCGGCCGGCTTTTCCGGGCCATCGCCCCCGCTCAGGATGGTCCGGATCCAGGACACCGTCAGCCCGTAGCGCCGCGCCAGGTCGGCGTGGTTGCGGCCGTCGAATTCATCCCGGATGGCCCGGTTGCGCGCCGGGATCGACAGGCAGCGGACCGTGGGCAGGTACAGGGGGCTCCCGCCGCGCAGCTCCGCCAGGCGCATGAAATTTTCCAGCCCGATGGCCTCGACGATCTGGCGGTGTTCCTCCGACAGGTCGTCGAGGCAGATATGTCTATGATGAGGGTTCATCGATCACCCGTGATGTCCTCGTATCAAACACCCAGGCCGTGTAACCCCGGTATCGATTGAGCCGTTCCGAATGCCGGCAGGCTGCTTTCGATCGGTAAAACCGGCCGGCAAGAAACGCCCTCCCGCCAGCATGGCCCGCAGCTGCATGAAGGTCTCGATGTTCTCCGCCACCTCGCGGCACAAATCGCCGATTTCGGCCAGCTGCTCCGGGTTCCAGGACCCCGCCGCCAGCAGCCCCGCCAGGCGCTGCATGGGGTTGGCCGGGCCGCCGGCTCCGGCAGTATCCGGGGAGGTCGGGGAGGAGCTCGGACCGCAACAGCCTGGGTCCAGTTCGGTGGCGGCCGGCACGGGCACCGGATTGGTCCGATCGGTTTGCCCCGCGCCTTCAGGCCGTCCCAATGCGGTCCGGACGTTGGTTTTCATTGCAGCCAGGCGCTCTTTTTTGCGCTGCCGGGATAGTTTCTGCCGGCGATTCCGGCAGTCATTGCACTCCTTGGCCTTGCCGTCACGGTTGCCGGGAACGTCATAAAAATGGTGCCACGGCTGGGGCTTCCCGCCGTGCGCGCAATCGGCCTTGTTGCAGATCCTGGTTTTCGGTGGCACTGGTATGGCCATCGGTTGTTCTCCTTTACAATTTATCAATTTGACCAAATCGCCGGATCGGTCGGGTTGATACGGTCTGATACGGGTTGTTACGGATTGCTCCGGAGCATCCGCCCGCACCCGCCGCAGGCCGTCACCCTCCTCCACCGCCCGCACATACGCCACGCGGTCCCGGCAGTCGATGCAGCAGCCCGCCCCCTTCTCGCCGCCGGACAGGTGATGCGGGCAGGTCAGGCAGGGATGCCTCATAACCCACACTCCAGCGCCATCTGGTCGGTCAGGTCAAACCCCTGATCCAGCTTGCACTGCCGGCAGGTCAGGATCCCGACCGCGTCGGCCGCCGGATGGCACTCCACCGCCAGCAGCAGCCGCCCGCACCCGCCGCAGCGGATCTCCAGGGCGACCATGCCCAGCCGCTCGGGCGGCAGCAGCGAGCGTTCGATTTTGCAGGCGGCCTTCTTCATCGCGGCACCTCTCTCATCCGGGGCGGACGTTCCAGTTGGTTGATGCGCGCCACCAGTTTTTTCATGAGGGTGGACCGCCCCATGCCGCGCCGCTCATAGTCCAGCGCCTCGCGCAGCACTCCTATATCGGATGTGTTGCCGATCGTCAGGCAGCCATCCTGCACGCTGGTGCAGCAGATCCGCTCCACCGGGGAAAATTTTATCTCTCTGTAATACATGGTTTACTCCTCTCGTCGCTGTGTAGTTCGTAGGATGGGTGCAGCGCAGCGCAACCCATCAACGCCTCCCGGCCGCCCATTGCAGCTCCAGCCGGTCGTGCAGATCCTCCAGCTCCGCTACCGTTCCGGCCACGACAGGCTCGATCCCGTCCGCCAACTGGCGCGCGCGATACAGATCCCCATGCCACAGCCTGCGCTCCATCACGCTGCCGTTCTCCCGCACTCCCGTCCTGGCAAACAGCGCGTAGCCCGCGCCCATCGAGCGGTACTCGAAACATCTGATATAGCGCCACGACAACACCGCTCGGCTGCCGTGGGCATCCAAAAACGTCTGGATCGGTTTAGTCAGCATTATTTCCTCCCCATATTTTTATTCCTGATCGCCCGCAAAACCTCCGGCGCCAACGGCTCCGCCGGCGCATCCTCCCCGGGCCGCCCCGCCGCGATCTCCCGCCGCAGGCTGCCGTCGCGCTCGGCGGCGTTATGCCGCACCTCCCGCGCCCGGTCGGCCTCATCGGCCAGCTCGTAGGCAATGGAGATTAAATAGCCATGCGACTCCAGCGGCAGGCGCCGCGGGGGGTTGGCCAGCATGCGTTCCATCGCCAGGCCCCACACCGCCGGCTCGATCGGCCGCGCCGGCCGCCCCTTCCATTCCACCGTGCCCGCGCCCGTCAGTTGCAGCACCTCCCCCGTCAGCCGCAGCGCCCGCTGCCAGATCAACCCCCGGTAACCGCGTTCGTTTTCCGGCACGACCGGCCGGAATAGCGCAATGTAGGGCAGCACGTTGCGCGCGACCGACGAGGGCAGTTCGGCCACCAGGCGAATACACTGCCGCGCGTCCACGTTGCCGCTCCAGGCCTCGGCGCTGTGGATCGCCCCGCAACTCGGACAGATCAGTCTCATCCCACCACCTCGATCCGGATCTTGACCGCCCGATCCCCGCGCCGCCTGCAATCCTCCCAGGTCAACTCCTGGGTTTCTATCTGCTCCAGGATGGCGCAGACCCGTGTGTCCGTGACCGTGCCGTAAAATATTCCCGACCGATCGTTCCAGATCGCCCAGGCCAGCTGAATTTTAGGCGCCATCCACCGCCTCCATCCCCATCCCCACCACCGCCGCCACGATCTCGCGCGCGGCCGTCTCGGCCAGGTCCAACTCGTCGAGAATAAAACTCGCCTCGTTCATCCCTTCAAACAGATCGTGGAATCTGGCCTCCTCGATCAGTTTGTCCAGGATGCCCATCAGCCGGTTCTCCAACTCAATCTTGCGTGATTTGTCCATCAACCCCTCCTACTGCAGTCTTTATGTTCCAGATACATCTCGTGTGAGCCCTTGGGAAACCCGTTCGCGGCATTTTCGATACACAGCGCCTTCCATCTTCCCGGCTCCGTAAACGCCGAGCCGAAATTCTCGAACCACGAGTTGGATCGCAGCCACCACCCCGGCGCTACGATCCAGGATTTTTTATCGGGTATGAACAACTTGGATCTCGGGTACCCGGAATTTTTAGAGTGTCCGGCAACCAGCAGGAATCCTTTTGCGCCGAACAACTGCCCTGCGATCGATGCCCCAAGCTTCCAATGCTCTGCTTTTTGCGCCGGGTCGGACAGGTATTGTTTCCCGAGATGCCCGATGTCATGCAAGAAGATGCAGCACAGCTCATAAAAATCAGGCCATGACCGGTATTCCTTGACCCAGGCGATCAATACAAAAAGTGGATGCAGAAAAAAATGATGGCATCCGATAAAATATGAGATGGTCCCTTCACTCATTTCCCGCCCCTCCCCTCGAATAGAATTTCTCACACGTCCGTTCGCCGATCGCCGGTTCCCCGTCCGCCTCGAAATATTTCCACGACTCCCGGCAGTAGGCCCATCCCCCGGCCGGCCGCCGCATGAAAACATACGCGCCGCACCAGGCGCAGGTCCGGTTTTCCGGTTGCCGCTGGATCTCGCTCATGCCCGCTCCATCCGGTATTCGTAGCGCCCCCGCCCCACGCAGCGCGTGGAGATGCCGAATCCGTTGGCCCGCAGCTCGGCCACGACGGTGTTCACCGCGCACACGTAGGTCTCCATCATGATCTCTCTCGTGCCGTGCCAGCGCCCGTCGCCCAGCAGCTGGTGCACCCGCCGCAAGCGGTCCGATTTATCGATCGTGGCGTAATGGATCGTCATGTCATTTCTCCCCCGAAAGGTCCCAATCCTCGCGTTTGGCCTGCATCCGCAGGGCCGTGATGACTTTGTAAAGCTGGCCGTCGGGCACCCACTCGATCCTGTCCACCTTGCAGATCCGTTGGGCCATGGCATTGGCGTAGGCCCAGGGCTTGCCGCCCACGGTCAACAGCGCCTCGATCTTCTGCAGCTGGGCCGCCCGGCTGCCGTGGTCCATGTTGCGCGGACGCCCCGGATAGCCGGCCTTCCGCGCCGGCCGCTTGCCGCGACGGTCCCGGAAACCGGCCCGGTGCATGTGGGCCAGCACCCGCAGACGCATGGCCGCGCTCAGATCGGCCGCACTCGCAACCCCGGCCACCTGCAGCAGCATCTCGCGGTAGGTCTCATCGTCCAGGCCCAGCTGCTTCTTGGCAATGTGGATCTTGGCCAGGTCGCGCCGGCGCCGGTTCTGCTCTCTGTTATTCCCGTCCTCTGCCATCCGCCCTCCGTCCTCTGTTTCCCGGCTGCTCATCAGGCCGCCCGCGCCACCGGACGGCGATCCCGGCCGCGGCCGGGATTTCGCAAGGCTACAGCGCCGCCAGATCCAGCGTGATCGGCAGGTATTTGCCGTCCGCCGTTTCCCGGTCATAAAACCGCATGTACGATTTGCTCCCGGCCACCTGCATGCTGTCGGCGATGGCCTGCATCGCCCGCAACCATCGCGGATCGCTGATTTGCAGATGCCGCAACCGCAGGATGCGCCCGATGCTCACGCGGCCTTCCTGGTCAACCTGGAAGGCGTCCATGACGATGGTCCGGATCTCGGCCCGGCTCTGCTCGCTCCACTCCGTCAGGCATTCGTCGATCAATATTTTGGCCGCCTGCAATCGCTCGTCGAAAACGATGTACTCGGCGATCGCCACCTGGATTTTGTATCGTCCGTCGTAGGAGGTCAGGGTGATGTTGCCCTTCTGGCCGCCCATTTTGACGCCGTAACGCTCGGCGGAAAGTTCGACGAAGGCCTGCACATCGCCCACCGCGCGCATTTTGAATTCCAGCATGGCCGCCCGCAAAACCTTGGCCGCCTCGGCCAGCTCGACCACGATCTCATCCCGCGCCAGGTCCAGCTCGTCGATCAGCTCCAGCGGCACCAATCTTCCCTTGGCATCGGTCCGGAAGCGGGTCTGATCGGTGATTTTAATGAAGCGGGTCCCTTTATTCTCAGCCGTCATCCCGCACCTCCCGCGGCCAACTTCTCAATAATCTGGCCGGCCGCCTGGATATCGTCGTTGAGGATCGTCTCTCGTGCAAGCCACCGCTCCGGCATCTCTCCCCACACGGTTTCCGTCGCCGGAGGATGGGTTTCGCCATTTCCCCGCCGCGTCCAATTCTCGATCGACAGCACCGTCACGGCCACGTTGTTGATCGTGTCCGCCTTGATCACCAAGTCCAGCTCCGGATGCCAGTATATCGCCAGCACCCGGTAGGGCCTCCCGTTGGGCAGCAGGTAATCCGCGCAGCGCTGCACCGGCACGGAGTGGTCCACGAAATGGTTCAGCGCCTCCAGCGTGGGCCAGTTGCCCACCCGTTCCATCCAGCGCTCCTCGAAATGTCGGGTCATGTTGAGCATGTTTTCCCCTCCTGTATTCTGACTCCTGACTCCTGTCTCCTGACTCCTTCCCCTCTACACCGCCGCCGCCAGGGGCGTCTCGACCGTCCCCGCCGCCGGCTGCCAGATGTCACCCAGCTGCAACCCGTGTTCCGCCAGCCATTTTTTCAATTTTCCCGATTCTTGCAGGATCGCCTCCACCGTCTCGCGGAAGCCGGCGAAGCTCGGCGGATCGTAGCTGTGGTTCAGTGCCCGGTTGACCAGCGAGCGGCTCACCGGCGAGCCCAGCCGCACCGCCACCGCCTCGGCGATCTCGGCCTGGCTGATCCCCGCCGCCGCCATCACCTCCCGCAGCAGCGGGTTGTCGCGCCGCCCCTCGCCCTGGCGGTTGAGCAGCGCCCGCCGCAGGGCCGCGTTGCCCTGGCCGCCGCCGCCCCGCCGCGCCGGCCCGGCCAGCTCCGCCACCCCCTCCTCAAGGTCCTCCGGCAGCACCTGCCGCCGCCCCTCGGCCATCGCCCGCCCCATCAGCTCCAGCAGGCGCCGCTGCAACTCCAGGAAGTTGCCCGTCTCCCCCGTGCGCGTGATCTCCCGCACCGTCTCCGCCGGGCAGATCTCCGTCCCCAGCACCGCGCCGATGTAATCCGCCGCCTCGACCCGGGCCAGGCCCTGCATGCGCACGCTGTCGGCCCGCAGCCGCACCTCCGAGACCCCCGCCCGCGCCAGCGGGTCGCTCTGCCCGATCAGGATCGCGGCGAACAGCTCCTGCTGGCCCATCCAGTCCAGCGTGCGCAAGGTCTTGAGCGCCCGCAGGGTCATCCCGTGCACCCGGTGCGCCTCCTCGATCACCACCACCACCTTGCGCTGCCGGGCCGCCTCCCCCAGGATGCGCCTCAGTTGGGGCTTGCGCGCGTCCTTGGAGCGCCGCGGGGTTTCGTCGGACAGCTCCCGGACCAGCGTGCGCTCGATATCGCCAATCAAAAGCCGCGCCTGGTCCGGGAAATCGATCACCACCGGGGTGAGGCCGTGCCGCCGGCAGGCATCCACCACCGCCCGCGTCTTGCCCATGCCCCGCACCCCCACCACGCACACCATGGCGTTGTCGGCCACCGCCATGGCCACGATGCGCCGGATGCGCGCCCGGTCGGCCGTCTCGAAATCGCACGCCCGGAACGGATCGCGCCGAAAACCGAAATAGTCCAGGATCTCCAACTTTGATATTTCAGCCATGCATCACACTCCTTTCATGTTCGGAGCGCACCTCCAGCGCCAGCTCGCGCACGAAGGCCCGCTCCAACCCGTTGTCGCTGATCAGATCCCGAATCGCATCCCGATTGGACGCATCCGGCACCACCCCCGAGATGGCCACGAAATCCTGCATTGCCGCCGTCGCGCTGGCGTAGCTGTCCAGCGCCATGGGGTCGGCGATCGTCCGCGTCTCCCTCACCCGCGTCGGAAAGCGCGTCACGTTGGCCGCCCCGGTCTCCCTCTCCAGGTACAGCGTGTTGGTCGCCGTCAGCGCCGTGGCCTCGCGCCGCGCCGCCTGGTGCGGCATGGCCGCCTGTCCCTTGAATTCGCCCACCGCCAGCGGGGTGAAGTCCTCCACCTCGTAGCGCGCCCCGTCGCGCTGGTCCTGCACCACCAGCCGCCCGTCGAAAACCCCCTCGTACACGTGCACCGTGGCGTCATGCAGGCCCTTGACCTCGTACACCCGCCCGCCGATCGAAAAGCAGCCGTCCACCCCCACCCGCCGTTCATGGCGCCGCGCGATCGTCGCCAGGGCGTTTTCCGGAATCGCCACCGCCCCGCCCCGCTGGTTGATCCGCAGCCAGGCCTGGCGCCGGCTGAGCTGTTTCTCGTAGCGGTGCGGCCGGTCGTTGAGCTCCTCCAAATACAACTGGAACCGCCGGTTGAGTTCCGACAGCCGGATCTCGAATTTCTTCCACTCCGGCTGCACGAAAAACGGTTTCTCGAAGCGCTGCCAGGCCGTGCGCCAGGGCCGCTCGATCTTGCCGTGGGCCTCCTTGTTCAGCGGGGTCGAGGGATCGATGGCAACCCCCAGGCGCGCGAAGAAATCCTGCCCCGCCGGCCCGCGCATCATCGGCCCCAGGTCGCCCTTGATCAGGTCCGGCAGCCCGAAAAAAAACCGCTCCTCCTGGCGGCTCCAGGCCCACTGTAAAAAGGACAGGTTGTCCAGGGCCGTTTCGCCGAAAGCCGCGATGTAGCGCGCCACCGCCACCCCCGAATGATCGTCCACCAGCCCGTAGACCCACGGCCGCAGACCCGTCGGGATCGGCTTGTTCTTGTAGCCGTTTTTGCTGCCCGCGTGCAGGCGCAGGATGTAGTCCCCGTCCCCGGTCGCCCGCTGGATGTAAAAGCACTTCGAGGTCGAGGCATCCACGTGGTGCAGCTGGTTGGGATACTCGGCCTGGAAGCGCACCACCCGCCTGTTCTTGCGGCTGTAGCCCAGCTCGCGCATCACCCGGTCGAAGGTGCCGGCCTTGCCGGCCAGCTCGGCCGGGATCAGGCCGTTGTCCGCCGCGATGCGCACGGCCTGCTCCGTGGTCAGCTCCCCCATCTGCTCCGGCGGCGTGCGTTTCACCTGCGCCACCACCTGGGCGAAGGCCTCGATCTCGGGGATCAGCCGCCCGCCCGCCCGCGGCCGCCCGATGTTCAGTTTGCGGTACAGGGTCCCCGGCGCGCACGAAAGCTCCCCCGCCCAGCGGCACACGATCTGCGACTTGACCCCCGCCGGCGCCGCCGCCCAGTCGCAGCGCACCCGCTCGATAGCTGACGCGTCCAGGCTCATATGTCGCCGTCCTCGCAGTTGAAGGTTTCGTCCCAATCCTGGCGCAGCGCCCGCAAGTGTTTCTCCACCTCGGCCATCAGCCCCTCCACCTGCCCCTGGATGTGCAGATCCTCCCGGATGCGCTCATCCATCGAAAATTTGCGCACCGCCCCCGTGAAGCCCAGCGCCGCCTGCATCACCGCCTCCATCTGCGTCACGCTCCAGCTGCGGTCCTGGTCCGCCGGGTCGAAGGCCTTCAGGCGCACGTTCTCCTTGATCAGCGCCTCGCGCTCCACGAAAAGCGCCTTGGTTTCCTCCGCCACCACCTTGTTGACACACTTCTTGGTTTTTTCCAGCTCGCTGCTGAGAGCCTTTTTTTCGGCCTGGTGGTTCTCCACCATCGCCTCAATCGCCGCCTCGACCTCGGGCAAATTCTCCGCCGTCAGCGCGATCCGCGCCCCGTCGATCACCAGCGCCCCGTCCTCGATTTGGGAAATATTTTTCCCGATCTCATTTCCTAAGAGCCTGATTTTATTGAATGGCATCCCCGCGAGTTGGGAAAATAATTTCCCGAAATGTTCCGCCAGCGGCCGGATGTCGGCAATTTTCAGGTTCACCGAACGGCTCGTCTCCCCCAATATCTCGACGCAAAACTGTTCCCAGTTCAGCCCCCCTTTCTTATACTCCTTGCCCTCCCGCAGGCGGTACAGCACCACGTATTTCAGCAGCTCGTTGTGCGCCTGGTCGTACTCGATTTTCTTGAGCACCCCCATGGCCTGCGCCTCCAGCCGCACCCCCTCCAGCTCCTCCTTCATCCGCGCCACGTCCTGCTCCGCCCGCCCCATCGCCACCTGGTAGATCTGCTGCGCCGCCACAAGGTTCGGGTTAGGACCCCGCGCCTCTGTCTCCTGTTTCCTGTCTCCTGTCTTCTGCCCTTTTCCCATGCTCACGCTCCTTATTCCCCGTTGTTGATCCGGATCCGTTCCAGGTCCCGGCCGATGCGCTCGCGCTCGGCCGTCAACCGGCTGTGGCTGCTGGCCCAGTACAGCGCCAGCCCCAGCCCCAATTGCCATCCCCCCCCCGCCGCCTGGACCAGCCCCTCGTCCGCCAGCGTCGCCAGGTGGCACAACACCGTCCCCTTGGGCATCCCCGTGCGTTGCGCCAGCTCGCCCGCCGGCAGCGGCCGGCCTTCTCCCGCCAGCATCCGCAGCAGGCCGCAGGCCGCCGTCACCGGCCCCACCCGCGTGTTGGCGGGCCTGCCCCCCGGCGCCCCCGGAGGC